GACCCAATCGTTGCGAACATGGTGGACATCTCCGCCCGCGATTTGTCTGAGGTCATCGCGCCCCTACCGGCTTTCAACTGTAACTCGCCTACGATGGTTTCTGAGAAGGAACGCAAGAAGGCTGACAAGCGTGAGGAAATCGTCAACGGCATCGTTGACTTCTCCGACTTGTCCACACAGATGTTTACCGCTGCTGACAGGTATGTAACTTATGGCTTTGTGCCTGCACAGGTTGAAGTGGACATGGACAACAACATGCCACGCATCCGCTTCCTCGATGCTTATGGCTCGTACCCAGTCATTGACCGATTCAACCGAGTCACTGCTTTCTATCAGAGAATCAACAAGACCACGCAAGAGTTGATGGCTGCATACCCAGAGTATGCCCACATCATCTATGACCGTGATGCTTCGTCTTCCATGGTTGAGATTGTTCGCTACCACGACAAGGACCAGGATGTTCTCTTCATTCCATCACGCAACAACCTCGTCATAGACCGTGCACCTAACCCACTGGGTGAGTGCATGATTCGTGTGGTCAAGCGACCATCTCTTGACTCGCAAACACGCGGTCAGTTCGATGATGTCTTGGCTATTCAAGTTGCCAAGGCTCGCTATGCACTGCTTTCTCTTGAGGCTGCTACTAAGGCAGTTCAGGCTCCTATCGTTGTTCCACGAGATGTAAGCGAGTTAGCCCTTGGACCAGACGCTATTATCCCTACTGAAAACCCTGCAGCAGTACGCCGAGTTGCGATTGAAATACCGCCAGGCGCTTTTGCTCAGCAACAGGTCCTTGAAGGCGAACTGCGACTAGGAAGCCGTTACCCAGAGTCTCGTACCGGAAACATTGATGCTTCCATCGTCACAGGTCGTGGCGTGCAGGCTCTCATGGGTGGCTTTGATACCCAAATCAAAACAGCGCATGCAATGTTTGCTCGCGCCTTTGTCGAACTCCTTAGCCTTTCACTCAAGGTTGATGAGAAGATTTTTGGCGATATGGAAAAGCAACTTCGTGGCACCCGCAACGGAACTCCATACAACATCAAGTACAAGCCAAAGCGCGACATTGATGGTGACTACACCGTTGATGTGCAGTACGGTCTTATGGCTGGACTTGACCCGAACCGAGCACTTGTCTTCGGACTACAGGCACGCGGTGACAAACTCATCAGCCGTGATTTCCTTCGTCGTCAGATGCCATTCTCCTTCAACGCAACTCAAGAAGAAGAGAAGGTTGACACCGAGGAACTGCGCGATGCGATGAAGCAAGCAATCGCTTCCTACGCACAGGCAATCCCTGCGCTCGCCAGCCAAGGTCAAGACCCATCCGACATTCTCTACAAGTTGTCTTATGTCATCAATGAGCGACAGAAGGGAACCTCAATCGAGGTTGCAGTCTCTGATGCGTTCAAGCCACAGACTCCCCCACCTGGCGCTATGACCCCTGGAGGAATCGTAAGTCCCGACATGATTGGGCAACCAGGTGCGGCAATGCCAGGTGGTGAGGGTCTTCCAGAAGGACTGAGCGCTACTGGTCGTATGGTCGGTGTTGCTCCAGGACAAGTTGCTCCAGGTGGACGACCAGATGTTCAGTCGCTCCTTGCAAGTTTGACTCAACGAGGCGAGCCGAATCTACAGGCATCCCTCATCAGACGACTACCAGCATAGGGGAGGTGAACATGAAGAAAGCATCAAAGTTGGCGAAGGGCTACAGCAAGAAGCCAGCGAACCAAGGGTCCGCAGGTAAGCCAAATGTACAGAAGCCTATGTTGGCAAAGAAGGCATCGTCTAAGGGTGGCAAGGTCTATCAGACCGCAGCACCACGAGGCACACGCGGAAGCAAGAACAAGTAATTCAGTGACCTGAGCAAGTCCATAAACTGCTCATAACAACTGACCTTAGGTGGGAGGAAAAATGGCATTGCCAAGAGAGCAGAACTTTCAGGTATCTGCAACCGGCGGTGCGGGCACGGATGGACAGCCTGCGCGATATGCAGCAGGTGTCGATAATGCTGGAGAGTTCTATGACATCCAGACTCAAGCACGCATGGCTGGTAAGAATCCAGCAGTAAGTCGTGTGCCATCTCCGTCAGGACAGCGCCCGTTTCGTGGCGACTCAGCCTCACCACTTGTGCCACTTACGGCACCAACACAGCGCCCAGAAGAAGATGTCCGCATGGGTTCAGCCATGGGCATGGAAAGCATGTACGCAACTGACAACACTGCTAATGCAGAAGATGCTGCTCGTATGCGTGAGGCGCTTCCATATCTGTCCGTCTTGGCTGAATTGCCAGAAGTATCTAACGCCTATCGCAACTATGTGCGATACCTACGAGGCATTCTGTGAATTTTCTTGACTCGCTCGGCAAGGCTGCTGAAAAAATACAATCAAATGGGTTTGCCAAGGACATTGGCTTACCGACTCTTATGTTTGATGTTGCCAGCATTGCCTCGAACGACAAGAACTGGGTAGGAGATGCGTTCAATATCGCTGCATCTTCCTTTAGAAGTAGCGTTCTAGCAGCATCGTACCCAATCCGCAAGACTGCGGGCGCTGCTTTCAACAAAGTTTTGCTTCCTACAGCGCAGTTGTCTTACCAAGTTGGTGGCAGATACCTGCGTGAGCCACTTTCTGCAGCGCTTTTGACCGCTGCAACGGGTGATGTCAAGAAGTCATGGGAAAACCGCGACGAGATTTCCGCTGGTCAAGCCCTTGCCTACCTTGGCGACAGGATGACATTCGGAGCAGCACCGTTTATACCGCAAGACTTCGACATCTTCAACCCCAATGACCGCAAGATTTTTCAAGAGGACTGGACTCTTCGCACCCTTACAGGCGCTTACGACACATTCTTCACAACAGTTACAGACCCGCTAGGCAAAATAGGAAAAGCAGCAGGTCTTGCTAAGAAGGCACTGGTTACCCGTCCATTGGGTATGGCAGATGCCAATATGAAGACCCTGGCTCGTGAGTTTTTCGTACCGAAGTCCATCCGCTCTACCACGATTATGTCCCCCCAGACCCTTGCTAAGGGAATCAACGAGGGTCGTGAAGAAGGTGGCGAACTTTATAACACGCTTTCGTGGTTTGCTAAGAGCGACCAGATTGCAGTGCGTACACACCCCATGGTTGCAGCATCTACTGATGCAGACACTCTCTCATATTTGTTGGGTCAGGCTAAAAGCGTTGATGAAGTAGCGGACACACTCCTTGCAGTATCGGTCCGCGATACCGAGGCTATGGCTCGCTTAGTGCAAACTCGCAAGCAAATGTCTTTTGTCTTTGACAAACTCAAGGACACACCACGCACCCAAAAGCAAGCGTTGGATAACATACCAACCAACGGTATTGTCGAAGATGCCAATGTCTTGGCAGCAGCAGATGATTTGCTTGCCACATTGGGCGAGGACCCATACTTCAAGGCTCTTTCTACCTTTGACGATAGAGCAGCAGATTTGAGTAAGCGTACATTCGGTACGCCAGTATTTGAGAAAATGGCTATCAACCGTGCGGAACGCCGTGCTGCCAGACTCAAGGATTTTGACCGCCCCACTTCCTTTCCTACGGTAGGATACTTCCAGCCAACCAAGTACCACCCACTCGTGGCGGTAGTCAACTTCGGTGTAAAGAAGGTCGGAGATGGATTTGCTGAGAAACCAGCAGGTTATGTCAACCTCAATGACTCTGATTCCTTTACTGAAATTGCGGCATTTGGCAACCTTCTGCGCCGTGTTGTTGGAAATGGCGCAAGAGAGACAATCCAAAGACACCTAGAGGATTACATCAAGTCTGGTGGTACACCTGAACTTCGTGCCCGTGTCGTTGAGTCTTTTGAGGACGAGTCCATTGCTCTCATCAACCGCAGACTCGGAGTAAGTGACGAAGCAGGTGCTGCTATCTGGGCAGCGTATAAACAACGCCGTAACACCGCCCGTCAAACAATCAAGGACCGCAAGTTCTTGATGACCGAAGATGACCTCATCCTCAAGATTCCATACCTAGAGCGCCAAGGTGCTAACGCACTGCCAATGGTTGACCTAGAGAACTACGCTCGTGTTATCGAAAAGAACAAGGGCTTTGTAGATTCCTTGGCTGGTGGTTTAGACATCAACGACCCAGACTCATGGCGTTACACCACGGGTATTCTCAATGACATGTGGAAGGCTTCGGTCCTTCTCCGTCTCGGCTATACCATCCGAAATGTCTCCGAAGGTGCACTTTCTATCCTTGCCAAGGGCTACGGCTTGATGGCTTTGAGCGACTTGAACAAAGAAGGATTCGGTGCTTGGTACACCAACCGAGTCCGAGGACTTGAGCGCCTTGCAGATAAAAGGCTTGTAGCCCAAGGACTTCGTGAAGATTCTGTCAAGTTGCGCCAAGCCTTTGCTGAAAAGCAACAGGAGTTCATGGCTTCTGAGCGTTTATACGACGAAATCAAAGATTACTTGCCAGCAGTTGAGCGTTTATACAGACAGGGCAAACTGACCGAAGACCAGTACCGTGAGGTAGTTGAGGTCTTTCAGTACGCAACAGGCGAGTGGCTATACCACGGCTCAACAGCACCGCTAACTGGTTTAGACAATGCCCGCGCTTTTGCGATGACTTACTCTGAGGACATTGCCAACCGCTACGCAGAGGCTGGCATGCCAGTTATCTCAGCATCTGAGATTTATCGTAGGATGACCGGCAGGGCTTACCCGATGCCGAAGAACCTACGCACCCGTGAGGGCGAGCGCCTTACCCCAAAGCGTGAACCATCGCTTTCTATGCAGACTATCGCAGCAGATATGCGCGAAGGATTCCAGCGAAGCACTGACAACGGCAATACCGTTGAAATGCTCAACACTCAGACTGGTCAGTGGCGTGCTATCAACCCAGAGACTGTCTCGCAAGAATCGCTTCTTTCCCGTCAGTTCCGAGTCCGTAAGCCTGGAAACCAGGGCGTTGTCATGGGTCGCAAGGTGTACGGTCAGACCGTTGACCTTCGCCTAATAAACGGCAACCAGTCTCGTATTGGTCTAAACGACTATCCAGAACTCAAGACAATTCTTGAGATTGACAGCGCTGCTAAGTGGCGTGGTCGTGCCGGATGGGAAGGCAAAGAGAATCGTCTCCTTGATTGGATGCGAGCCAACGGTGTTGGCAAACTCGTATTGCCAGATAACAAGGCTAATGGGCGTGCAACCATTCTGGTTGACCCCGACATGGTTGAGGCGTTTGGCAAGAACCCTGTTGTGTCTTTGGCAGAGAAGCGTATAAACGCAGTCAAAAATCAACAGACACTTCTTGGCGAAGAGTCACGCATCGCAAGCATCATTGAGCGCACGGTTCAACAAGGTGGCGGAACATTCCGCTTTGCCGAGTCTATGGATGGTGATGTACCAACCCAAGGCGTATCCGTTGCAGTTCGTGGCGCTACCCACTCGTTCAGCCTTGAAGATGCACGCACCAACCCACAGGCATGGATTGACTCCATGGCATCTCACTTTGAGAAGAACCTGGAAAAGTTTGGTACCGCTGACCACTTCGGTACTTGGGTTGAAGATATTGATGGCGTGCCACACATTTGGGCAGAGCCAGTCAATGTCGTTATGGACCGCAAGAAGGCTGTACTATTAGGCTCAGAAAGAAACCAAAAGGGTGTCTTTGATGTGGGCAAGGGCGAGTTTATCTCCACGGGAGGAACAGGCGATGAAGGAGCAAGCGCAGCGTTTGCATTGGGTCAAGGCACCAAAGCCAATTTCGGATATGTCTCCAGAGGAGCGGCAGGCGTTCGCCAGAGAACTCGCAGAGAAGGCTTTAGAGAACGCGTTGATGAACTCTCGGCAGCCATTGCCTCCAAGCAATACCCTCTCGACGGAATAGTAAATATCATCCGTGAGATTGCGGATGGTCAGGCTTTTGTCCGTAAGGACATGCAACAACTCATGGCTCGTCTCGATGCTCGCATCGTAGAAGAAGCAAGGATTGGTGGACCTAAGGCAATTCAGGGAACTGGTCGCCGTGTAGAAACACTTTATGACGGAACTAAGGTAGAGATTGACGATGCCTTCGGTGGCGAACTTGGTCAGATTCTACTCGACAGAACCGACAACACACAGTCCTACAGGAACTTCGTAGATTACCCTTCGCAGTTGTTTAGCGCCCAGTATGGCAACTTTGCTGAGGAAACCCTCACGCCAAACATGCCTCAGTACTACACGGGTTATGCCAACTCGCTCAACACATTCTTCCGTTCCCCAGATGGGCGTATTGACCCGCTCATCGAAATGTTCATCAACGGCAGCAAGCCAGAGGATGTAGTCCGATGGCTGCGAAAGCCAGAGAACAAGGCATACGCACAGCGCTTCAATATCGACACACCTGGTATCAAGGTGCAGTCAGAGCGCTTGAATGTCTCGATTGATGCAGAAGAGTTCGTTGGTGACTTGTATAGCGCCTACAACCGCTACCTGCCAGATGCTCAGATTCAAGAAGCCTTCCGTGCTGGAATCATTGATGAGCAGTGGCTACGCCGTCACTTCGCAGATGAGCCTGCTATGCCAGACATCATTGGGCGTATCGTGCCAACCAGCCCACAGGCTCGTAACTGGCAAGATGCTATGGCTAAGGTTGTTGACCGAGCGTTCTACTTCCTTGGCTCACTGCCTGAGACAACGATTGCTCGTCACCCGCTGGCTCGTCAAATCTACAGGGCTGACATCAAGCAACGCCTCAACACAGCCTTGGCTACAAAGCGTGTAAACGACCCAAAGGCTGAACTAACCCTGGATGAAATCAATGCCGTCCGCAAGGTTACGATTGAGTCAACGCGCCGAGAAATCAACAAGACACTTTTTACGATTATCCGCAAGTCCTACGCGGGCGAGAAGATGCGCTTTATCATGCCGTTCTTCAACGCCTGGGAGAACACCATCCGCCGATGGGGTGGCTTGGCTGGAGACAATCCGGCAGTCATTGCCCGTGCAGGTCAGATTGTTTCCTCCCTTCGTAATCAGCCTAATGTGGTTGACCAGAACGGAAACCCAACAACTGAGTTCTCCTACGACAACAAGATTGTTGTGCCTATGTCAGAGGGCGCTCTTAGCGCCGTTAGCAAGATTCCAGTCTATGGCAAAGGTATGGCACAGGCGCTTCGCGCAGCAGGAACCGAAGTAAGGATTCCAGTGCGAAGCCTTGACATCCTGTTCCAGGGTGAAGCAATCGCTGGATTCGGTCCAGTGGTAACCATGCCAGTCAACGAGATTGTCAAACTCAAGCCGGACTTGGAAGACATTGTTACATCAAGCGTGCTTCCTATCCTGCCATTCGGTCCACAAGAGGGAACCATCCAGCAGTTGTTCCCACCAGCAGCGCAGAAACTTGTCTCGCTCGTTGGACAGGATGAGGCATGGAGTCGTACCTTCAACACCGTCTATCGTTATGAGTTGATTCGCTTCAACCTTGGCGATAGGGACACGATGCCAACGCTTGAAGAAGTGCGCGAACTGGCTAACAACATGTACCGAGTCAAGATGCTCTCGAATCTGGTCATGCCATTCGCTGCCCAGTACGACTCGCCACTAAGTTTCTACACTACGCAGTTCCGCAAACTGCAGCAGACCTACGGAGCCGATGCAGAGGTGCTATTCCTGCAGATGTACCCAGAGATGGGTCCTGCTTTGGTGAGTGCTTCCTACAACCCAACGGGTGCACAGGCTTCTCAGAAGGCGTACCAAAACATTCAGAAGTACAGCAGCCTTATAAGCAAGGTGGGTCAGCAAACCCCTGAGATGATTGGCTTCTTGGTCAATGACCCTGAGGGCAAGTATGACTTCTCTGAGGCTGTGTACGCCTGGCAGTATGGCAACGCACCAGTTCCTGGCTCAACCGAGAACTACCGCGCTCGCCGAAACCCTGCTGAACTCAAGAAGGATGCCAATGTCAAGGTTGGCTGGATTGAGTTCCGCAAGAAGATGAACATGCTTGATTCACAGTTGTACGCACAGGGCTACCAGTCATACTCGGAATCAGGCGCTGAGGAGTTCAACACCCTTCGCCAGATGATGATTGCCGACATCACAACCCGCAACAAGGACTGGGCTGCTGACTACTACAGCGTAGATAGAGGCAAGTGGATTTACCGCATGGAGTCTCTCAAGACAATGCTCTCAGACCGCAAGTGGATGGCTGACAACGCGCAGCGCCCAGTGGTCAGCAGCATAGCAATTTACCTCAATACGAGAACACAGATTGCCAGAGAGTTGGCTAACCGCAAGGCATACGGTGGGGCATCAACCCTTACCGCGAAGGAAAACGAAGACCTTGATGGCTACTGGAACAGTGTCATCTACCAACTCAAGACTGGTTCTCCAGAGTTTGAGGACTTCTACAACCGCTTCCTACAAAACGACCCAGTGACACTCGGATAGGACTATGGCAACTAAAGCAGAGATAAGGCAAAAGATTCGGGCTAAGTATCCCGACTTGCCAGATAGCGACCTTCGTGATGCTGTGGATTA